CGTGGGAAAGATTGTCGCAACCCCCCAACAACAGCCATGCCAATCGGCGTTGTTGCCGCACATGCCGTTACCCCTAATTTTAGAAACTCTCTTCTTTTCATATCGACATCGGTAATTTAATTTTTGGTGGTCTCATTTATATTCCCCTCTTATAAAATCTTCAAGCTCTCCGCCCCAATAAATATCGTCAACATCTTTATCTGCAACCCTTTCAAGCGCATTCTTCATCGCCTTAACTTTTTGCTCTAATATGAAAATCTCCTTTATAAATATTTGCAACCTTTCCTCGCACTCCACTACGCGCTCTGCTTTAAGCTGCTTTCTCACGCTACCGATTAAAATGCTCATTGGATGTTTAATTTTTTCTTCTTCTGTCATTTTTTCGCTCCTTTTGATTGTTGGTTTTTATGACCTCAGAAATAATACTTCCAAGAATACCTCCAAGAATAGACGCAATAAAAACTATCAAATAAAATTCTCCCATTATCTTTTTACGCTCCTTTTTTGCCCGGTTCAATTTTCGGTAATTTTTCGTCTTCTTTCACCATTAGCTTTTTGACACACTTCCTACAATGAGGAGAGTATAGATCATGCTCTCTATTGTGCATAAAAGCTGATAATGCTCTTAATTTGCCACAGTTAATACATCGCTTACCTTTTATTTTTCTCATAACGCTCTTTATTCTTTAATAATAGTTTTTCCTTGTTTTTTTGATAGTATTTTCTGCCAGATTCTTTTCCTTTTTCGGGATGCCTTTTTCTCCAATCCTTAAAATCATCCCCTAATTTTTCTTTTCTGCGCCTTCTGCATTCATTGACTCGTATTCGTGTGCATTTTCTGCATTCATGCCGAAACCCATCTCTACTTTTCTTTTGGCGTATTGGCCAAAAAGTTTTATTTAGAGGATATTCTTCTTCGCAAATTCTACATATCTTTGTAATAATCATGATGTTTAAATAGCCATTGGAAGTTTTATTTTGGGTGGTTTGGAAGACCGAAGTAATCTGTCTAATGCATAAAGCATAGAAATAACTCCGTCTATCTTCCCCTGTGATTTGTCCTTGTCCGGCTTTTTATCGCCATCCGGACTTGTTCTCACCGCAACGGAATCGATCATGAACCGTAATATCGGATTCCCGCCGTGGTTGATCTTCTTTTTCAGCAAACGTCGCTCAAATTCCTGGCAAACCGGGCCAATTCGGGTCGGATGGTTCGTACAGGTGATGACAATCGGCCTTTTTTCCGTGTGCCCAAGGTCTTTTTCTAAATCCATCGAAAATCCTATCCCCTGGAACTGCCTATCAACGCCGATCAGGCCCATGTTGAAAACCTTGGAGTCCTCAACGATTTCCTTCCTCACAAAATCATAATCCACAGCATTCCCTTCTGTAACGTTAAGCCAACCCTCGCGCGCCCACCCCTGATACTGCTCTTTGTATTTGTTCTTGGTGTCCCAAATCTTTTCTTCCGGACACCATGTTCTCATTAGAACGTCAACTTTTTCACGGTCGTCGTCATATGGGAACATGTAAACAACGCATGTAAAATCATCCACGCTTGATAGGTCAATCCCGCCGGCGCAGAACCGCTTTCTGTACTTCTCTCTTGTTTTTTGCCAGTTTACTTTCAAGTCGCCACACTATTTGTCGGCTTTAATGATTCTTCACCATACCCACAATTTGTTGAAAATTTACAATCCTCTGGATCAATCGCTAATGAATAAAGTGGTGCTTGATCGCAATCGCGAGTGTGCCCCACAACAAATGCTCTTGCGCCAGATTCGAGTTCAACCAACGAACCAATGGGTATTCCATGCTTTTTTTCAGCGTTGATTTCTCGGTACGATCTCCCCTGCGGATCACTTGGATCTTTTAAATCAGCGATGTTTATAAACTCCATTTTTACGCTCCTTTTTTTGCCAGTTAACTTTCAAAGTATGATATCCACACATTTGTGATCTTTGAGTCGCAAACCATCACACACCATGCAGTAAAAAACATCGTCAGGATCAGCAATAAGAGCATCCTGTAACCCGCCTGGCAGTAATTCCCTAACCTCTTCTTCTGTCAGTTGCTTAATTATTTTCATAACAATAAACCTCCCTATTTCTCACTATTTTAATCCTCCATAACGTAAACGCTTTTTGAATAGTTTTCATCCCACAAATCGAGTGTAATCCACCGACTATATTGACCCGTCCATATATTAAGCCTTTTACAAAGGAAGTTGTTCTGATTCGACGGAATTTCCTTCGCAACACGGCATTTATCCCTAACATCTCCCAATTTCGTCATGTATCCGGGTATCTGATCGCCGTTTTCGTCAACCCCGCACCGCTTACCTGATTCCGTTATCCCGCAAAGTCCCGGCATCGGCTTTTGCCACATGTCCTCATCTTGCCAATCGTCTTCAACAACACCCTTCTTACCTTCTCGACTTTCCTGCGCTGTCAGAAGCTCAGGCCAATCCCTCTTTGTGTCCAGCGTGAAAATAACACCGAAGAACGAATCGTCTTGAATCACGCCCTTTAAAATCTTGGTTAGATACTCCCGGCGCTGATAACACACCCCGTCCTGGTCAAATCCAGCCGTTGTAATGACCAAAACAAGGGGTTGTGGGCGGGAACCGATGCTGTCAACGATTAAATCATAAACTTCGGGGCCTGGATGTGCGTGTAATTCGTCTAAGCTTGCAAAATGAGTGTCTAATCCATCCAGTCCCTTCGGATCACCCACGAGAAACTCGCACTTGCTTAATGTACTGTCGATGCTCAAGTTCTGCTTGTAGTAAGATATCATTGGTGCGAACATGGATGTTTTCGTAAGGTTTTTAATATTCTCCCAAACTATCTTGGCTTGCTTTTCTTTAACAGCAGCCGTATAAACTTCTGCGGCATCCTCACCGTCAGATGTAAAAAAGAGCGATCCAAGACCGCCAGCATATGTAGAATTGTGGGTTGGGATGAAGGATTTTGACACAAGGAATAGGTTTGACGGAGAATCAACCGAAATGCATTTCACGGGGACCGATTCAACCCTTTCGATTGAAACAATCTGTCTATAACTTGACCTGTTTGGGGTTTTGGGTCTTGGTTTTTGTTTAACCGCTTTTCGTTTTAAACGAAATACCGGGGTGTCTGAATAGGCAGTAAATTTGATAATATAACACTTGCTGATAAATCTACCATAAAGATTGGCGTCTCTTTCTTTTATCGTTGGCTTAAACCCTAACGACCGACACAATTCAAGCACACCCTCTGCAAGCTGTTTGTTTGTGTTTGTAAAAGAGCAATGCCCCCTTTTATCAATAGTTCCGTCTGTATCCATCAATCCTTGCAATAAAGAAAAGCGTTGCTCAATACTCCCCATGAAGTATTTTTCTGGGATATGTTTGTTCATCCTAACATTTAAGGTCTCTAATTTTTCGGCCAAAGAAAATTCCGAGTACGGCGGGCACGCCTTGTTATCCCTTCTGGCCTTGGCAGTTATACGGTTACACAACAAGCAGTGTCCATCTTCTGTTTTCCATAAATTCCGATCATGCCCCCTTCGGCATACATCGCTTTTATAGAACGCTCCCATGCTAACAGTGTGAACATAGCCCTTGGTAATCCAGCCAGATATTTTAACGCCTTCTCTAATTATCTCCCTAATTATGGCCGAATCTTTACCGTGGAAGGTAATTCTTGATGCATTTGAATGCCCGTCGCCGAGCCATGCACCAAGCGTATATGGTGGTATTAACAAATCAACTTCTGTTTGATATGTAGCGCCAGCCACCCCTATCTTGTGATTCCATTCTGTTTTATTGTTGTGAGGGTGGGCCATTATGGTGCTTTTTATTTCTCTTGTTGTTCTTATGGCTTTATTTGACCTTCTTAATGGAAATGATTTTAAAAGCTCATCAATTTTTTCTCTCGCTTTATTTTTTCTTTGCGGATCATCCCATCGACAAACATGATATTGCTTATTGTGCAGCGTGAAAACGCAATATTTGCCAACCCTTCTTGGTTCGGGCCTTCTTTTGCTTCCCACCTTCCCATTAAAAGCGTTTCTCGCTATCGTTTCCCACAGGTGGCCGCCATCGGCTACAATTTCCGCACCATCAGAAAAAACCACCTTGTAACAATTTCTATTTTTGTAGATTTCCGTGGTCGATATTACATAGCAAATATCACCATTCTCATCATAAACTTCGTACCCAGCTTCAATTTCGTTAACAGTTGTCCACCCATGCGGGGTTGGAATTGGCGTATCTAAAGATAGTGCCTTAGCTCCTTTTCTGCCCATTTCGAGGTAAGCCGTCCGAAATCTTCGCCATCCAAGAGAATTTTTCCACCCCATAATACAGGAAGTGATAAACTGAAAATGTGGGGCCAGTACAAATTCCTTGCCTTTATTTTCCTTACCCTTCCACAATTTGAGATGTGAAAAATATTCAAGCGCATAATCAGCGGCATCGTAATCGAACCACAATCCCCGCTCGTGTCCATGCTCCAGATCATTGAGGTGCCGCTGACACGCGAGCTTGACCCACCGACAAGCCAAAATATCACCGGATAGGACATCTTCTGCGTATTTTATGGAGGGATGGGTCATGTTTTCCTGATAATCCCAAGCTCAAGATCATCATAATAGATGAACGCCTTAACATCCTTCGGCAGACACTCACTTATGCACTTCCCAAGCGCGCGTCGATACTCTTCAGAATCCAGACCCAAAATCTTAACGCCCAAAATATCGCCGGGTAATAATTCCAGCTTCCCAATTTCCAGTTTTAATATTTCGTCCTTCGCTCTTTCAAAATCTCGCTTTTCAAGGCGAGATACTCTATCTTCTAACGTTGCGTTCATTTCCCGCCCCCCATAAAGTCTCGGTAAAAACACCACGAATCGTATGAACTAAATGCCTGGTCACGCATAAACTTGGCAACCCTGATGCGCCGACGCCTTTCCCTTGCCTCTTTAAGAAAATTGACTATCTTTTTAGTCATTTCGCTCCTTTCTATGTTTGCTGTTCTATTTCTATAATTTTTTCCATGTCTACAAACTCGCCTTGTTGGCAAAGAAGAACAACATCCTGGTCTAAACCCCTCAACCTAACGTTTGTGCCTTGGTTTAAATAATAAAGAATTTTTGCTAAAAAATTATAATCAATTCTTAACTCAGACGGAAAAATCATCCCGCTTGTTATATATGCCATCAAAGAACTCCTTTCAGTTTAACCATTTTATTTTTAGCCCCCAAAAGCGCCACACCTTAATGAGCCCATAGCGTTCAGAAAAAAGCAGCGGCATCCCATCATCAATCGCTATCCACGGCCCCATGCTGAATATCCTGAACCAAAAACCCCACTTCCAACACATAAAGCCGAACATTGGTTTTATCATTTGGCAATAAGCCTCACACCATCGGTAAATACCCGTCTATCGTCAAAAAATACGGGGTCGCCACCGAAATAAACCTTTTCAACTTTATCTAAGACAGACCCTGAATCTGGAACCACAACCTTTCTAATCGGTAGTGAGTGACTGGTTATTGGAAACTCGCCATATTGATCGTTAGATAAAAACACCTTCGGCACAAACGGAGCTAAACACAAAAGACCTAATTTCTTAACGAATGATCGCCTGTTCATTTGTCGCCTCCTTTTCAGCATCACCATCACAAACCACCTTGAATTGACTCAACGCCTG